GCGCGCGCTTGCCAGGGTTTCCGGCGAGTGCTTTTTTGGCCGTTGGCTTGGGTTTGCGACCACGGCCGGCGACCGTGGCGGTGCCTCCCATCGCGCAACTCCTGAATTTTTAATTTCGCGGGTGTAAAAAAACGATTGAGGGCGCGGTCTAGAAGCGAAAGGGCCCAGACTTTTGACCCTCCCCCTCCCTTTATGCGCGAATCGTTCTCATTTGACCGTTTTTCACTGATTTTTGGTCGATTTTCTGTTTTCAGCGCCGGGAATTGCCGAAACCACCATCCTCGGTGGCCGTTTTGCTGGAGTGGCACGGGCCGCAGAGGCTTTGCCAGTTGCCCCGATCCCAGAACAGGGTCATGTCACCTTTATGCGGGATGATGTGGTCAACATCCGTCGCCGCAACCACCTTACCTGCCTGCTCGCAGCACCTGCACAGCGGATGCTTGGCCAGCCAGCCTGCCCGAGCCTGCTGCCACTTATAGTTGTAGTGGCGCTTGGTGCTGCTCTCTCGAGGCTTGGCCCAGGTCGAGCTCTTGAGTAGGTGAGCGTGATCATCACAGTACCGAGGGTTACGGGTCAGCGTGTTGCAACCCTGTGCATTGCAAGGCTTCTGCGGTCTCAGCGGCACGGGGTTCCATCCATGTAGGTGGAAGGCGGCGCATCAGGGTCTTCACCTTGATCCTCGGCCAGGGCCTGGATCAACAGGCCTTGCTGTCTCTCCATCCGCTCGAGGATCGCCGTCTGCTTCCTCATCTCGGCCAGCATCTCGACCGGTAAACAATTCACTTGCTCGCTCATAAGCCAGCCTCGTCATCTTGTTCAGCCATTCGCGCCGGGCGGCGCATCCACTGCAGGCCATGGCTATTTGCTCTGGCTGCGAACGATCTGGGCGTCGACCTGATCAGCGCAAGTGTCGAGTAACTTGATGGCCTTGTCCTTTAGTTCCCACACATCACCGTTTAAGCGAAGGTCGGCTTCGTCCTGGTCCACCCGCTCACAAGGGATCAGCTCAGGGGCTTCAATTCTTACGGCCTCGGTCTTTGTCACCACCACCGGCTTTGCTGCGCAGGCCGTCAGGAATAGGCTGAGCAGCCCAGTCACGAACAGGCTTGCTGTTGCGCTTGAGTTCATCAAAGTCTTTCCTCGCCTTCTCGGCTTTCTTCTCGCTGGCTTTGATGCGCTTGGCCAGGTCAGCGGTGTACGCGGCGTTGCGCTTGGCTTCAGCGCGCAGCGTGGTGATAGTGGCTTGGCTCTCGGTGTTGGCCTTGATGGCTTCATCCTTGGCCCGGGTCTCGACACGCTTCTCGGCGCGCAGATCCTCAACCCGCAGTTGCTGGATGCCGACGAGCAAGAGGCCCACCAGGGTGACGATGATTGCTGCTGCGATCGCCTTCATGCTGAGTCCGCCTTTCTGCCCAGGAACCTGATGATCAGGTCACGGATCGCTGTCACACCGATGAAGCCAATGGCACCGCCGGCGGCTACAGATAGGCTTGGCGGCCACGTCATCCACTCGATAACGCTGCTGGCAGATAGGCTCAAGGCCCCACACAGAAGCGCCTCGAACAAGGTGCGCCAGTAGTTCGGCTCTTTAGCGTCGTAAAGCACGCGCAACAGCGTGATCGTGAAGGCCATGATTGCGCCCTGCCACAGCGGATTGGAGAGGACCAGCCAGACCTGGGCCCAGAAGTCGGGATTTTTCTCAGGCATGTTCAGGGACATCCGGCAGTCCTCCCTTTTGGGGAGCGTGATAGATCCGGCTCCAGCAGCACTCCCAGCTCAGAGCGATGGGTGTGGTGGAGCCGAAAAACGAAAAAGCCCCGCACTTGGCGAGGCTTCATATGATCTTTGTGCTATCGGTGCGTTATGGAAACAGTGATTGTCCCGCTCCCCGTCTCTCCAAGCACTACCAAAGACTTTGGGTACTTTTCGTGAAGGCGAGACTTCAAGCCATCAGCAATCAGTTTGCGGCGTGGAGGATTCTCATTATCAGTGTTGATTGATGAGTGAGTAACCTGCCTTGCATCTGCCTCATGACAGATGTTGGTGAAAGCATTATCAATCTGAGCTTCGGTCTCTCTATCCATTTCCATGCCTCCTTTTAAAGAGAAACAGGATGATTCAAGTAGACCAAAAACGCAAAAGCCCAACTCTAGAGTCGGGCTTTGCTCGCGGAAAAACCGCAAAGTAACTGAAATCTATATGCAGGGACCGGGGCTGTCAAGCGGCCTGGCGGCGAATATCTAAAGCTCCATCAATCCACGCAATACCCGCCTTCCAGAGCCCGCGGGTCTTCTCTTCGCCGAAGCCCATTTTCTTGCCAACCTCCATCAGCGAACTGTCGCGGGTGGTGTAGTACTTCATCAGCACCTGGCCGCATTCCTGGTAGCGCTTGAGAAGTCGGCCCATGAGGCCGTCAATCATCAGGGCATCGTCATCGGTAATCATCGGCGACAGGACGGTGTTTTCGCGTGAGGCGCAGCACGACACACCAGAGCCCAGGACAACCCAGCGGCCCCAATGCTCCAGCAGATCCTCGGCGGTGCGTTCTTTAAAGCTCGGTGTGAAGGCCATGGCTCAATCCCCCTTGTAAGACGAGCCGCCTGGCCCGCGACGGTTCGGTGTCTGGTATTCATCGATGATGCAGCGAGCAGGGTTACGGCCGGCCAACTGGGGGCGCACCCGCCGAGCCAGCAGGCCCAGCTGGATAACCAGGTCCGGCATCAGAAGAGGCTCAAGGGTTTCGGCATGGACGAAGCCAGAAGAGTGGCAGCCGATGCATTCGAGCTGGTGAAACACACCCTGGATCAAGCCCGCACCACAGCAGGATGGGCACTCAGTCAGCGGTATCTGGCGGCGCACAAAGGCGGGGCCAATGCTCTTTTTCATCATTTTTAAACCTCGCCTTTTATGGTTTCTGAATTTGGCTAGAGGCCGCGTCATTCATGGCCTCTGCGTCATTGTGCGAATTTCCGTTTCTAGTCATGGTCGAGCGGTGAATGAGCTTGAAACCCTTCCCGTCTAACCAGTCGTGCCACTTCACCAACGCCTCGCGCTTGAGCAGTTCGGCCGATGTGTGGATGTAGGTCTGCACGTTGCGGGTCAGCGTGTGGTTGACCAGCATCTCGCCAATGAGGAAGTCGACGCCCAGATCTGTCCACCCGGTTCGGGCCACCTTGCGCAGGTCGTGGCTCGTCCACTCACCCTTGCCCAGCCTGGTGAACACTGCGCAGGCCTGACTGTCACTGATCGCCCCACGGCCCCGCGCCGGGAACACGTAGGTGCCCTTGTAGCCCTTGGCTGACTGCCAGTCCCGATACCGCTCCAGCAGCGCGCACACCTGATGGGTCAGTGGCAGGTGATGTTCGCAACGGGTCTTGGTGTTTTCGGTGGGGATGAACCACTCACCCTGCTCACCCAGGGTGAAGTGGGACCACTGCGCTTGCCTGGTCTCGCCTGCCCGGGTGCCGTGGCACAGCATCATCAGGGCCAGCATGCAGTCCTGTGGGTGCTGGTCGAAGCCGGCGGCCAGTTCACCAATCACTTCCTCGAGCTGTACGGCGCGCAGACGAGACGGCTTTGGCTGGATGCGGGCCTTGGTGAAGTCGGTGAACTTGAACCCGGCAATGGGGTTGATGGTGATCAGGCGCAGCTTCTCGGCCTGGCGGAACGCAACCACCAGTACGCCCCACATCAGACGGACATACGACAGCGACATTTCAGCCTGCATCGGCCACATGACCAGTTTGTCGAGGGTGGAACGGTCGATGTCCTCCACCGACAACTCCGCGAGCCGTGGCTTCAGGTGGCAGGCGATGATCGAGGTGTTGGTGGAACGCCGCTTGGCTGAAAGACTGCGATCAATGGCTTGGCGCGCGGTGAACCAGTCGAGCAGATCGCCGACAGTCTGCAAGGTGCCGGCGGCGGCCGAGGCCTTTGGGTCAGCGGCCAGACGTTCGCGGATTTTCCGCAACGCGACGATCAACCCTTTCACCGGCAGCTGAGGAAACCCGGCGATCTTGTCCCACTTGCCGCCTGACACGAGGTACCAGGTTCCGCGCTCGCGGTTTTGATGGAAGCGGAAGTACACGCCTGGGTACCGAGCGTCACGCAGATCGCGGATCTGGGTGTTACTGGCCTGCCTGCGGATCTCCGCATCGGTAAACGAAGTGAGCATTGTCTGGGTCATGCGGCAGCCTTGGTTTGAGGTAGGAGTAGGTAGGCCCTCACAGCCTCGATGGCGTCGAAGTGCCCACGGCAGACGATGGCCAGGTAACCCTGACCAGTCAGCGCCTGCAGGTATGCGTCCTGGGCCGGAGATACAGCCGCGTCGTGCGGCGCGGTCGCCTTGAATTCGATGTACAGGCCGAAGTACCCGCCGCGGGCCATGGGCAGTACCAGGTCGGGAACGCCGGCCTTCACGCCCTGCTCTTTCAGCTTGATCGCCACCAGCTTGTGCCGGTGCCCACCGTTAGGGACGTGGTAGATCAGCTTCGCAGCAGCGGGATAGCGCAGGCTGATCTCCTTGAGCAAGGCGGCCTGCTCCAGCCCCTCACGGTCGATGGACTTGGCGCGCGCGGGCTTCGCGCCAACGGACTGTGGGTTAAAGGGCTTCAAAGTTTCACCTTCCCTTCACGGATTAGGATGTCCTGGGTGCGCATGACGCCCTCGGCGAGAAACAAGCGGATCTCGTACTTGGTCAGCTGGCCAGGTGCGCGCAGCCGGCCATCGGCGATATCGTGGCAATAGCCGCAGGCCCAGGCAGCCTGGAAGTCGTTCGGCTTCATGCCAACGCCGCATGTTCCGGCAAGGCGGTAGTGCGCCAGGACTGTGGTGGACGGCTCGCAAGAACAGCCAGGAAAGCGCACCTGGCAATCGCGATCACGCGCGGCTTTGGTGAGCTTGCTCATCGCGCCTCCCGATACCGAATCTGGCCATCAACTGTTGGCGAGCCGCTTTGCCGTCAGTTGTGATCCCCATTCGGGCCACCTGAGCAGAGGCGACCCGCTCAGTGAGCTCGGAGGCACGTTCCGCGGCTGACTTGTTGCCGTCGTAACCGATGCCGACGGCGATTTCCTCAAGAGGCAGTCCCTGTACCAGACGGCGGATGGTGATGTCGTACGCCCGGTCAAAGACCTTGCTGGCCTTTTCTGGAATCAGGTCGCCAAGGTTGTGCATCTCGCACTGGAGCGCAGCATTTCGCACTGCAACGTGGGACCAAGTGCGCGCGCCGAAACGGCTTGGGTGTGAGTTTTCGAGCGCCTCACGGAACGCCTTATCGTGGGAAGGAATGCCCAACATCTCGGGTGTCGGCTGGCACCACTTGATGAACTTGCCGACGCTTGGCGCGAAGTCGCCGCCGATCTGGCGGCAGTTCTGCAGGCCGTAACGGATCTGCTCAAGGGTCGTGATCCCCGCAACGATGAACGCCTTGATCCAGCTGCGCTTGGCAGCATTCAGCGAATCGGCATCAGGCCAGGCCTGTTTCCAGGCAGGGAAAATCGCCTGCAATTCTTTGAACAGCGCGTTCACGACGTCGGCGGTGCCCGGAGGCAACTGCTTCGGCTGAACCAGCGCTACCGGTGGTAGGTTGCCCATCGTGCTGAGCAGTTGTTCGGTGCTGCGTGGCTTCTTGTTTTCCATCACAGGTCTCCCAGATCATTTGCCCAGCTGGTGTCATCGAAGTCAGGCGCCTTGCCCTGCCCCAACGCTTTGACGCGTTCGCGCTTGACCCACTGAACCAGTCGGTAGCACCAGCCTGCCGATGTATCAACGGTCGCTGGCTTGGCGACGAAAAAGCCCATGAAAGCTCTGATCGCCTGCTCGGGGACGGCATCGGCAGGAAGCCCGGCGATTGCGATCTGGTCCGACAGCGCCTTCTCGTTCGGAGCCCAGGTGGCAAACATGGCGAAGCGTTGGCGATCATCCTGCGGCTCGACGGCGGCGCGGTTCTGTTCGTCGAGGGCGGCTTGGATCTCGCGCTGCTGCAGCTGCTCTTCGGTTCCTTGATGGTTAAGTGATGGATTGGGTGCAGCCGCTGCACCCCGTTCTGTTCCAGACTGCACCCCGTTCTGTTGTGGGTTGCACCCCGTTGCGTCATCTGCACCCCGTTTTGTACGGGGTGCAGGATTTGCACCCCGCGATATCTGGAGGTCATAAACGACTGGCCGGCGGTCATGCCGATCAATGTGCACAGCGGCGATAGCTTGATTGCCCTTCTGTATCAGGCCGGACTTCTCCAGATCGTCCAACTTGTAGCGGACGGTACGCTCGGAAAGACCTGTGTCCTGGGCCAGGGTAGAGGCGGACGGAAAAGCACCTGTGCCGTTCGAGCCCGCGTAGTTGGCCAGGCACAGCAGTACGTGACGCGCGCTTGAGTCTTTCAGGGTTTCGGTGGGCAGAGAGAGCGCCCAGGACATTGCTTGAACGCTCACAGCGAGTTTCCTTGGAGTTGTTCGGCTAGGGTAGTAATGCCTTTCCGGGTGACCATGACCTGCTCCACGACCTTGAGGTCTTGCTCGTCACCCTTCCCCACCTTGACGAGCTTGTGCTCCAGCAGGCCCGCGGTGAGGCGAGGTTGGTACGCAGACCAGGCCGAGAACGCGGCTCGGCGGTAGATCCAGCGGTTGTCGCTGAGCCACTTGAACAGCTTCAAAGGGCCGACGCCTAGCTGCTTGGCGGCCGACGTGATGCAGATCGAGCCTTGAGTTGCTGATAGGCGCTCAAGGGCCAGGACCTTTGGAGCCTGCTGCTGAATGACCTGGTGCAGCGAAGCGTTGTGCTTGGCTTGATCCGCGGCAAGCTGAAGGGCTTCCGCAAAGTTGGAAGGCATCGATATGGTGTGTCGCGACACCTTTTCCAGTTCAGCCAGGCGTGTCACGACACGGTGCCGAAGTGGGATGCTGTAACCGGTGAGCAGGGTTTCGGTCAGTACGCGATCTAGCCGAACCTCCGAGGTGCGACCACGTCCATCCGTGTATCGAATTGCCTGGCTCAAATCTGAGCCAGTCTTTTCGAGAGCATCAAGCATCACATTGACGTCCCTCAAGACGTTCTTGTGCTGCTTGCCCGTGAGATCGGCGATCTCACGGGTCGACATCGTGACGGTATTGCTTGGAGCGACGAGTGTGTTCATAATGGCCCCACAAGTTTTATTGCTGTTGAAAGAGCCGCCCTGCCAGGCGGTTTTTTTATGCCTGCGATTCAGGCGGCCTTCAGCGATTCGCGCAGGATGTGTAACGCCTCAATGGCTTCCTGAATCGCTTTCTCGCCCTGGGCTTTTTCGTGCTGGCTGATGTGGTTGTCCGCGGCGGCGTCGAAGATCAGCCGCCCGACGTCACCGCACTCAGCGGATAGATGGCCGAGGGCAACCATCAGCGGCTTGGCTGCCGGCTTCTCGCGCGCGACCAGCTCGTAGCCGAACTTGTCTGCCAAGGCCATCAGCGGGCGCATGTCGCCGGTGTGCAGAAGAACGCCGAACAGATGCTCAATCGTCAGGTGGTGAGCTGAGTTATCCGGATTCGAGCGCTGCAGCAGGCTGACGTGCGCGAGGCACATCTTCCCGGCAAGTTCCTCTGCCCCACTCTCCTTGATGGTGGTGTGGCAAGCCCTCAAGAAATCTTCCATTCGTAAAACCTCAAATTTGTTTCCGTGGCGCCCTCGTGATGCTCGGGCGATCATTTGCTTGTCGATCAAGCGGCCGAGTCACTCATCGTCTGAGCCGGGTCGTCTTCGCGCCGCGCAACGAGCTGGCCCGCGGACTCTTTTTCGAGAACGCATTGCATTGGGTAGGAGAAGCCTCCCGCCGTACGGCACTGCGATACCCGGCTACCGGTCACGCGAAGGGCGTCGCCGATAGCGCGGCCAGTGCCGAAATATTTCAGGGCTTCGTCGTAGGTCATGGTTAGTCTCCAGGGTCTTCGTCGAGTTTAGAGTTCTTAACAACACAAGGCAAGTTATCTAAACAGGGAACTGTTTAGAATCCTAAATATGGAATTCAAAGATCGAGTGGCTAAGCGAATGAGGGAGCTGAACCTCACCGCTACTGACATCAGCAAATTGACTGGCGTATCAAAGGCTACGGTCAGCTTTTGGGTCGGCGGGACCAATGGCGCCAAGGGCAAGAATCTTCTCTCCCTGGCGAAGGCGTTGGAGTGCTCTCCGGACTGGCTTTCGGAAGGAACAGGCAGTCCCGGCGACTCAGCAGCACTGGATGGCCCAAAAGCAGGATCGTCGAGCGCTGACCTTGTGGCTCACATGCTCGCCTCTAAAGCTGGGCGGAATTTATCCAGTAAGGCGCGCGAGATGGTTCTCGCCGCTGCGGCAGAGGCGGACGGTGATGTCGCGGAAGATCAGTCATATCTCCCCGCCAACATGGCAGCCCTTCGCCCACTTAAAGAAGAAATTCTCATACCTCAATACGACGTGCGCGGTGCGATGGGGCACGGGCAGGTTCCAGCCGACTACAACGAGGCAGTCCGCAACTTGGTAGTGCGCGAAGAAATGCTGCGCGAAAAGGGAGTGACATATACGTCGACTTCTGCTCTGGCGATGATCACCGGCTGGGGCCAGAGCATGGAGGGCACCATCAACGACAAGGATTTGGTCATCGTGGACCGGGGTGTGACCGAATTCATTGGTGAGGGAATCTATGTGGTCACCTGGCATCAGGAGCTTTACATCAAACGCATGATGCGTCTGGACGAAGACCATTACCGACTTATTTCAGACAACCAGCACTACGAAAACCAGACCGCGCGCATCGATGATGTGACGATCCACGCGAAGGTTCTTCTGATCTGGAATGCCCGGAAAGCGTAGAGAGCCAGAATGACGAAAGCCCACTTCGCAGTGGGCTTTTTTCCGCCCTCTAGAAAGGCGCGGGCTCTTCTTCCACAACGGAAAGCTCATCGTGTATCTGGACCGACGGGTCATCATCAGTTGATGCTTCCCACTTTAAGGTGACGGTCCCGTCGTCGTTGAAGGTCATTTCAATGCCGTCTGTTTCTGACAATAGGCTCATAACCTCCTCCCACTCTCGGTCCCCATCAGTATCAAGCCGGTGAATCGTGACCCATCGCTGTTGCTGTGCTACGGGGTGATTGATCATTGAGGAAACTCGTAGGCCGAGGCTTTCAAGTCCGCTCATAACAACCCGATCAGGGCTTTCCTGCTTTTTCTTCTTGGCCATTTCACACTCCCTATAACTGTATATCTATACAGCAATAGCCAGATCATACCCCACCATTTTCATAAGCGTAAATAGCTCAGATCGCACTCTCGGCGAGGACGTCGCTCGGACCAGCAGTTAAGTTATCTAAAATAAATATTGACTCATTCTGTTTAGTTTTCTAAATTGAGCGCATCGCAGTGACATACCGTCGCTGCGGAGCACCACCGCTCTTTAACAGCCAGCGCAACAAACAACAGACCGCATTGCCTCTACCGGCGACCGGCGAGCAGACAGGCCCGAAAGCCTGCCAACGACACGGAAAACCCTGTACGGCTGCCCGATGGTGAAACGCCAGAACTGAGTGAGTGACCCGGCAAGCAATGCGCCCCGCCCCTTCCGGCGGCAGTAGGACGGAAAGCATCACTTCTGCACCTTGGCGACAGGGTGCAGCGGGATGTAACCCAACCCAGAGGAATCACCATGTTAGGCAAATTGTTCGGCAAGAAATCCGGTCAGGCCCGTGCAGCAGTCGCCAAGCTGGCAAACCGCGATCTGATGGAAGCGGTGGTGTACGGCTCAATCTACGTTGCGGCCGCCGACGGCGAGCTGGAAGAAAGCGAGCTGTCTAAGATCGAAACCATCCTCAGCAACAACCCGGCGCTTCAGGGCTTTGGCGCGGAGCTGTCCAACACCATCGACCGCGCCAAGACCGACTTCAAATCAGGCACCCGCATCCTGCGCCAGAACGCCGAGAAAGAACTTGGTGACCTGGTCCACTCCCCAGCCGAAGCGTTGACCGTACTCAACGTGATGCTGACGGTGGCCGAGGCCGACGGCGAGATCGAACCCGCTGAGCTGACCGCGCTGGAGCGCAGCGCGAAGCTGCTCGGCCTAAACCTGAAAGACCACCTGTAATGCCGGGCTTCACAGAGCTGGTGAAAAGCCTGCGGGCTTTTCTCATCGTCGCTCTGCTAGTCGGCGTGGTGCTGATCGATTCAGTGTCCCGAATCATCAGCATGTGCGCCGACGGGTTCCTTGCGGTGCTGATCCTGCTTCTGATCTGGCCGCTGATCAAACAGCGCTGAGCATCACTTCTGCCCATTCAATGAGTGGGCAGCGGGATGCGGACGACCAATACCGCTATGCGGCCACCTGCATCAAAACCCAACCGGAGAATCTCATGCTCCTACTGTTCCTGATCGGCGCAGCGCTCAGCCATGCGCGGCCAGAACCGGCACCTGATGACGGCCTGCCAACCGATCCACTGTGCTACCACCGTGAGCGCTGGCGATGTACCGGCGGGGTCTAGGCGTTCTGGCGCTCAAGGTCCCGCCCAAAACTCAAACTACTGCGTCGGTGAAAGGCCCGAACGTCCAACGGGCCTTTCTTTTTACTCGCCTTTATCCGTCAGCACCCTCCCCTGGGCCCACCGGCACACACCAGGCGTTCGGGGTGCTGACGAATACACGCAACCCACTGAGGTGTTCACCATGCACGCATCAATTCAACAGCGCGTAGACGGGGTTGCGGCCCTGCACATTCGCTCTCGCATCGCCACCGCCGAGTTCTACGCCCTGATCGGCAAGGATCAACCTGTTCAGCAGATCCGCTTCCAGATCAAGAACGTCGGCAACGCCTAGCACATCGTGGAGCGCAACACCGGCAAGGTGAAGGGCTTCCGCTGGACCTGGAAAGAGGCGAGCAACCTTGCCCAGGCCCTGGAAGCGCGTGCGGACGGCGTAAAGGTAACGCTCTTTGGCGGTGACCGGTGATCGGCGAGCCAATGCCGGACCCGCGGCACTCGATTATCGCTGAGCTGAACCAGCAGTTGGACGCCTTCTTCGGTTCAGGCAAGACGGCTCAGATTATCCCCAACGGCGTCGGAGTCGACGGCCCATACAACGGGACCACGGCGCATCACGAACGCCTCCGCAAAGAGCGCGACAAGCTGGCCCCGGCAGTGCGCGCGGAGGCTGCCAAGGGCGTCGTAGCCAGCGTGGCGGCGAAGAACCTTGGCATGCACATCAAGCGCGTGACGCTGATCGCCCAGGAGAACGGTTTCAAGTTCGCCGACAGCCCATGAAGCGAATCAACAACCAGGTGCGACAGCGCCGGCGGCAGTCATGGCTTGATTTGCCAGCACATGAAATCGAAGAGGTAGGCCATGGCCGAGGAACAGCAGGAGCCGACGGCGGAAGCCCTGAAGCAGCGCCGCAAGCGCGAGAAGGCGAACGAGAAGAACGCTGCATTGGGCGTCGAGAAGTTTACGGTTGAGGTCGCCGGCGTGTTCAAGGACGACCTCAAGCGCCTGATGAAGCAGCACGGGTTCAACAACCAGCAGGAGGTGTTTCAGAACCTGCTGCGAAACGTCATCGCCGCCGACTTCGATGAGGCGGCGCAGATGCTCAAGTGTGTCACGACACCTTTTGTAGTTACTGAAAAGGTGTCGCAGATCATACGGGCCGCGGGCTTGAAGTCGCTCGCTGATGACCCGCCACAGGTTGATGACGAGGTGGTAACGCCCTCTCGTTAAACAGCATGGAAGCCAATGCGGTATGGCTTCTCCTCGCGTTTGGCGACGGCTATCAGTAGTACGCTGAGCTGGGAAACATGCTGTACCAATTGTACCCGGTCCCCGTTCTCTAACACTCCTACGAAAGTGATCAGCGTTGGAGCGGTGTATCCAACGTCTTGAATGTGAAATCTAATTTCGCTGCCGAAGTTAACCAGGCGCGCGCCAACTTCATGATCGCTGTCGAGTTCACTTTGAAAGGCATTGATGTAACTCACCAACGCCCTATAAGAGCTGATTACAGGGTCGGATATCTTCTGGCGATCCGCAGCTTGCGCGCGCACTGACTCAACCAGGTGTCGGGCAAGCCCATTATCGTGAATCTCGTTCAAGACACTTCTCCTTGATCCGGCTCCATGCCGGTAACCCGTAATACCCCAACCCAAACCAAATTGCCACCACCGGACACGGAGGGCGGCGCCTGACTGGAGATAATCCATGAAAGAGCAAGAAAGCGCCGCGCTCACCGCACGCGTTGCAGACGACTTGGCCCAGCACCAATACACCCAGCTGGTGAACGAGAACGGCGTCGAGGTGTGGCGCTGCGCACGGCCAGGCAGCAGCTGCTATGGGTTCGACATCTGCGTTACGCGCTTCGGTATGAGCATGATGGGGGATATCGGTCCTCTCGTGTTCCACGTCGGCGCCAGCTATGGCATCAACTTTTTGCGTCATCAGAGCGATGGCTACCTGCATGAGAAGCTGGACGGCGACATTAAGCGAGTGGTGATCGACTTCGACGCGATCCGTGACACGGTGTGCGAATGCATCGCCGGAAGGATCGATTACGAATTGCCGGGGGATGAGGTCCCGGAATGGATCGCGGATATCCCGAACAAGGGCGCCACACTGGAGCAGGCTGAACAGCTCGTTGAATGGCTGCGCGAGCGCGATGAGGCAGAAGACGAGCGCCTTCCTTTCGCCGACCTGGCTGACGTAATTGAGGAGGTCGAGACCTTCGCCGATGGCCGCGACAGCGAGGTGGTGCTGGCCTACGACTTCCTGCGTGAGCACGAAGAGCTGATTGGTGGCAGCGACCTTTGGGAATCGACGATCAGCAAGCCATGCCCAAGCCTGATGGCTCGCCTGTACTACGTGCGCCACGCTGCAAACGCCATCATGGCGATCAAAGAAGTAGCCAGCGCCGCTGCCTGATCCGGCTGCATGCCGGTCACCCGTAATACCCCATATCCAACAATCACGCCAGCCGGCGAGGATCCCCTATGTCCGCACAACAGAAGAAACATCCCTTCGATTTCAAAACCCAATACGGACTCGGCTTCAACCCTCAGGACGATGAGATCGTTGTCGACTTCTTCTGCGGTGGTGGCGGCGCCGGTACCGGTCTGGAAATGGGCCTGGGCCGCACAGTGAACGTGGCGAAGAACCACAGCCCCCAGGCAATCAGCATGCACACCGTGAACCACCCGGGCGCCAAGCACTTCACCACCGACGTGTTCGAGGGTGATCCGGACACCGAGTGCGGCGGCAAGGCGGTAGGCTGGTTCCACATGTCGCCAGATTGCACCCACCACAGCCAGGCGGCCGGCGGTCAGCCGCGCAAACGCGAGATCCGCAACCTGTCGTGGATCGGTCTTAAATGGGCGGGCATGAAGCGTCCCCGAGTCATCAGCCTGGAAAACGTGAAACAAATCCTGCAGTGGGGCCGCCTGATCGCCAAACGCGACAGCGCAACCGGGCGAGTGGTGACCCTGGATCAGGTGCCGCACCCCACCAAAGCGGGCAAGACCATTAACCGTGTGGCTGCACCCGGTGAACGAGTACCGGTCTCCAATCAGTTCCTAGTCCCTGACCCCAAACACCGCGGCCGCACCTGGCGCCGCTTCGTGGCCCTGCTGGAAGGCATGGGCTACGTCGTGGAGTGGAAGGTGATCAGGGCGTGCGACTTCGGCGCACCAACCAGCCGGGAGCGCCTATTTATGATCGCTCGATGCGACGGGCGTCCGGTGGTGTGGCCTGAGCCAACCCATGCAAAGAACCCCGTCAAAGGCCAGCAGAAGTGGAAAACGGCCGCCGACTGCATCGACTTCAGCGACTTGGGCAAAAGCATTTTCGGCCGCAAGAAAGACTTGGCCGACGCTACCCTGCGTCGCGTTGCCAAGGGCATGAAGAAATTCGTCATCGACAACCCCGCGCCGTTCATCGTGCCGATAGCGAACTGGTCAGGGCAGACAGTGCAGTCGTCAGATGAGCCGCTGCGCACCATCACATCCTACCCGAAGGGTGGAGCCTTCTCGGTGGTCAGCCCAATTATCGCGCCGGCCACGCACCAAGGCAGCGACCGAATCAACGACCCGCTTGCCCCGCTGCCCACGGTGACCTGCGCGAACCGCGGCGAGTTGACGCTGATCAGTCCCACGCTGATTCAGTCGGGGTACGGCGAGCGGCCGGGCCAGGAACCACGGGTGCCGGGCCTTGATCAACCGCTGGGCACCGTGGTTGCTGGCGGCGTGAAGCACGCTCTGGCAGCCGCGCACCTGGTGAAGTTCCGATTCAACGATGCTGGCAAGGCGCTAGACGAACCACTGCCGACCATCACCAGCGGGGGCAACTATCAGCGCCCGGCCGGGGCAGCCCACGCCATGGGCATATCAACGGTGTTCATGGCCCAGATGAATGGCGGCTTCAACGCCACCGACGCCAAGAGCATCGAAGACCCGATGACCACTGTCACCAACACCGGAAGCCAGCAGCAGCTGGTGGCGGCGAACCTGGTGCACCTGCGCGGCCACTGCGATGCCCGGGACGTGAACGATCCGCTGCACACCGTCAGCGCCGGCGGCCAGCACCACGGGTTGGTCAGCGCTTTCATGGAGCGGGCATTCGGCGGCAGCGTGGGCCAAGGCCTGGAAGAGCCGGCGCCGACCATCACCGCCGGCGGGGGCGGCAAGAGCTCGCTGGTGTCGCTCACCCTCTCGCCAGAGCACGAAGCCGGCGCCCTCCGGGTCGCTGCCTTCCTGATCAGCTACTACGGCACAGAGAATATCAGCGCTTGCGATGCGCCCGCGCCGACCATCACCACCAAGGACCGCCTGGCCATGGTCACCGTGATGGTTAAGGGCACGCCCTACGTGATCGTCGATATCTGCCTACGCATGCTTAAACCGGCTGAGCTGTACAAGGCTCAGGGCTTCCCGGCCGACTACATCATCAGCCACGGGGCCGACGGTAAACCGTTCACTAAGACTCAGCAGGTGCACATGTGCGGCAACAGCGTCAGCCCGCCGCCGATGGCTGCGCTGGCACGGGCCAACGACCCGTGGCGCGCCGAACAACGCCAAGCGCACGCCGCATAACTCCCCACTCCACCGCCCGGGCATGGCCCGGCAAGGAAATTACTGTGTCCGAAGTAAAGCGTTGGTACATCGGCGTTTACAACGGTGAGGCCCAAGCACGCGTGTGCGCCCCTCACCCTCATGAGTTCATCCGCGACACAGAAGGCGAGACATTTGTGATTGCTGAGCAATTCGACGCCTGTGAGGCTCGTAACCGAGCCCTGCAACAGCGCCTGACCGCAGCGGATGAGCGGAATGACGAGGCAATTGACCTGCTTCGACGAGCCCGTGCAGTCATTGAGGATGGCGGCTGGGCGGACCTTGAAAGGGATATCGCCAAGTTTTTCAAGCCAGCAGAGGGTGGTGGCGATGAAGCGATCTAAGCGGTTCCGGCTCTCCTACTTTGCGCTTGTGGTTCATGGCTACGATCTTCGCACCTTCCAGGGTATCTACCGGCAGATGAAGGTGGACCCAATCTTCGCGCATGTGGTTACGAGGCTGAACTCATGAAATCCCAACTCCCCGCCTACTGCTGGTGCCTGCTGGCACTGGCACAACTGATTTGCTGAACACCCTGTAACCCCTCCCCCTTCAAAGTCAGCCGCTATAGCGGCAAGGACGAGCTCGCCCATGGAAAAGATAAAACTCGGCCCGGACCATTATCGCTACGTCGACGAGCTCGACCCGAAAGGCCTGGAAGTCACCTGCAAAAAGTTCGTGGTTATCGGCGAAACCGAGCAGTGCTGGTACATCGTGAGCGAATTCCACAACAAACTCTTCGGTGGCTCGCAGCGCGAGTCTCTGCTGAAGCAGTACCGCAAGCGTGTCCTGAAGGATGGTGGCGAGCATGGCAGGCGATTCGCGTACACCGATAAATCGCTAGCACTGCGCTCATACAAGCAGCGCAAGACCTGGCAGATGCGTCATGCCCAACTCGCGCTTGAGCGCGCTAAGGCTGCCATAGGCTATTTCGGTGATGCCAGGATAGAAAACACCGTGCCGCCCGACAGACTCACGGTACCTTGCGAATACATCCAGGCGATGAACTGGAGCGAATGCTGATGAACATTTCACACCAACCGAAAGAACGCCCCATCCTGTTCTCGGCGCCGATGGTGCGCGCCATTCTGGATGGGCGGAAGACCGTCACGCGGCGAGAGATCAAGCCCCGGATGCGCAGCGCGGACACTTCGTTTGAGCTCCACCAGCAGCCAGATGGTTCGTGGCGCCCTATGCACACCTTTGACGAGAGCTGCATGGACGACCAGGGCACCGAACATCCGATCATGTGCCCGTACGGCCAGCCCGGTGATCGGCTTTGGGTGCGCGAGACCTGGGCGGCAGACGCACAGGTCGACGCGGTCGCGCCGCGAGACCTGAGCCAAGGCGAGCCGATTCATTACGCAGCGGACGGGGCTGCCAGACAAACCGGATGCGCGATGATCAAGCCAGGCAAGGGCCGTCCATCCATC